CAACTATCCCAGCCAAAGCAGTAGAAGCTGAAGCAGCTCGTCAAGCTATTCGTGACAAGTATGACGCTATGCAAGCTGAGATTGATGGTGCAACATCTGCTGACAAGCTGAAAGAAGTGATTGAACGCGAGGCATTGTAATGGCTGGCTCTTTAAAGTTTGACACTTGGTTGAACGATGACAGCACAGAGAATTATAAGTGTCGTGCTTGGGTGAATTTCAACGGCACAGGTACAGTGGCTATTCGTGCGTCTGGTAATGTAAGTAGTATTACAGATAATAGTACTGGTGATTACACAGTGAACTTTACTAATGCTTTAGAGGATGCTAATTATACATGTGTGGAATCATGTGGCAGTACAGGCTTGAGTAGATTTGGCTCGCCAGAGGCTTTTACAACAGTATCAGTGGATGTCAAATGCCAGAGTTCGGTATCCGTTTATGACCCAGAATTTATGTGTGTAACAATATTCCGCTAAGCCCTAAAGGAGTTAATTAAATGTCACAATTAAACATAAGCACCTTAGCCAACTTAGCAGGCAGTGAGACTACGCCAATAGCTGACGTAGTAAATGGCAGTGCAAGAGCATGGGTGAACTTCAATGGAACAGGCACTGTAGCAATACGGGCTAGTTATAATGTAAGCTCTATCACTGATATTGGTACAGGTAATTATGCTATTAATTTTGCTACAGATATGGCAGATATTAATTACTGCCCGACCTCTGGCACTATAGACCCTGCTTTTAGTTCAAACTCTTTAACTTGTTATATTGAAAATACCAGCGTTAGCTCAGCAAGGTTTACAGCGAAAGCCTCCAATGGGGGTAGCTATGACATGTCAGCTTACTATGTCTCATTTCACGGGAATATTTAATTATGCCATTAATAATTGATACATTTTTGTAACCATACACCGCTAGGCTTTAAAGGAGCTAATTAACAATGGATTTCCAAGATTTATTTAATGCAACATTCGCTCTTATATCTATATTTGTTGGCTGGTATCTAAGAGCAGTATGGGATGCTATTAGCAGATTACGTTTAGACATTCAGCAGATAGAGAGAAATATCCCTAACGTGTATCTTAGACGTGATGATTTTCAAATAGCTCTATCTGACATTAAAGACACTCTTAACCGAATAGAAGATAAACTAGACAGTAAGGCAGACAAATGATACAGCTAATAACTCTTGTTGGTGAGTTAGCCACTACATGGATGCAAGGCAAAGCAGAAGAAGCTAAGGTCAAGCAGGAAGTAAAGATTAAAGCTATGCAGTCCGAAGAGAACTGGGAAAAAATGATGGCTGAAGGTAGTAAGACATCTTGGAAAGATGAATGGTTCGTTATTGTGCTTTCTATCCCTATGATTGGTGCGTTCATCCCTAGCTTAGTACCCTACATTCAAGAGGGTTTCGCAGTTTTAAACTCAATGCCAGAATACTACAAAGGTTTTCTAGCAGCAGCTATAGCAGCTTCCTTTGGAATCAAGGGCTTAGCTAACTGGAAGAAATAAAGTTAAATAAAGACTTGACAAATCATTCAAAATATGATACAATAAATAAAAATTTATTTTAGGAAGTAAATAATAACTATGACTTATTTAGAAACAGTAAATAAAATCCTAAAGAGATTAAGAGAGAGGACAGTTACGTCTGTAGAAGAAACAGCTTACTCTGCTCTTATCGGTATATTCGTTAATGACGCTAAACAAGTTGTGGAGGAAGCATGGAAATGGTCTGCTTTACGTACTACACTAACGGCAACTACTACGTCTGGTATTTTTAGTTATGAGTTAAATGGTACTCAGAATAACTTTGACATCCTAGATGTAGTTAATGATACTGATGATTTCTTTCTTCAGTATAAAGATGCTCATAGCTTTAATGGTTTATTCTTAAACTCTGAGCCAGCTACAGGCTCTCCTTACTACTACAGCTTCAATGGTATTAGTTCTGATGGAGATACTCAAGTAGACTTATACCCTATACCTGATGATACTTATACGTTACGTTTTAATATGGTACAACGTCAACCTGATTTAGAGGCAGAGGCAGATACTATTCAAGTTCCAGCTAAACCTGTAGAGTTATTAGCTTATGCTATGGCTATTGAAGAACGTGGTGAAGATGGTGGTGTTAATCCTGTTACTGCTTACGCTATAGCAGAACGTGCCTTATCAGATGCTATTACATTAGATTGCGGTAAGCACCCTGAAGAAATTATCTGGGTGGCACGCTAATGCGGGCTAAGAGTATACTAACAGAAAACTTAACTACTGCTGCTCTTACTGATAGTACAGCGTTATTGTATACTGTACCACCTAATACTAAAGCTAAGTGGGTATTAGCATTTATATCTAATGGTTCTGGTTCTACTATCTCTAACGTACATTTAGAAATATCTAACGGTGTAGATATAGTTGTACTAGGTTCTAAGTCTCTAGGTTCTGGAGATTTTATACAGCTTAAACAAGATGGTGGCTATGTAATGTTAGAAGCTGGTTATGAGATAAGAGGCAATGCTGGTTCTACTGGTGTTAGTTGTATTTTAACTGTGGAAGAAACTTCTAGTACGGTGACTTATAATGGCTAAACCTTTACAAGCTGCATCAATCGTAGCCCCCGGTTTTTTTGGTCTTAATACTCAAGAGGCTGGTGTAACACTAGAAGCTGGCTTTGCCTTACAAGCTGACAACTGTGTAATAGATAAGTATGGTCGGTTAGGTAGTCGTAAAGGTTGGGCGTACCGTACAACTCAATTGGGCGGTGTTGATAATGCTAACGATGGTGTTAATTTATTAGGCACTCACATCTCTTTAGATTTATCTGGTGTTAAAAGAAACTTGTCTTGGAACGCCACTACATTTTATAAAGGTTATAGCAATTTAACAGCTATTACTCCTAGTACAACAGATACTATCTCTGCTGGTAACTGGACTGCTGCCAGCCTTAATGACAGAACTTACTTCTTTCAACGAGGTTACAAGCCTTTAGTATATACAAACGAGACTACTACAGATGAGTTTAAGTCTATAGACACTTTTACTGGGTATGATGGTACACCACCACAGGCTAACATAGTTATGTCTGCATACGGGCGTTTATGGGCTGCTGATACTAACTCTAATAAAACAGTAGTTTACTTTTCTGACCTGTTAGATGGTACTAAATGGGGTTCAGGTAGTGCTGGTCAACTAAACATAGCTGGTACGTTTGCTAAGAACAGTGATGTTATTACTGGGTTAGGCGCACATAACGGTTTCTTAGTAGTATTCTGTAAGAACTCTATCATGTTGTTTCAAGATAGAGATAGTTTTGAGGCGAGCTTCGATGTTACTACACTCTCTCTAGTAGAGACTATTGAAGGTATTGGTTGCATATCTCACAACACTATACAGAATGTTGGCGATGATATTATGTTCTTATCATCTACAGGTGTTAGGTCTTTAGGTAGAACTATACAAGAGAAGTCACAACCATTAAGAGATTTATCTAAAAACGTACGTGATGATTTGATTACGTTTGTAGAGAATGAAGGTACAGACACAAACATTAAAGCTGTGTACTGTCCTAACTTTGCTTTCTATTTACTTTACTTTCCTAGTGCTAGTGTTGCTTACGCTTTTGATACCAGAAGTCCTTTACAAGATGGCTCTCTTAGAATTACTAAGTGGATAGAAATAACTCATACTAACTTTGTTTATGATTCTGATGAACGCAAGTTACTATTCTGCCAAGCTAATGGTTTAGCTGAATACTTTGGTTCTCAGGATAATGGTAGTGCATTTAACTTTAAGTATTACACTAACTACTTTGACTTAGGTAATAGTAATATAGCTAAGATAGCTAAAAGGTTGTGTGTAACATTGATTGCACCAGATAACCAAACATTCGTAACTAAACTAGGCTTTGACTACTCTACTAAATACTTTAGCTACCCTTACGTTATTGAAGGAGAGGGTACACCCTACTACTTTGGTGAGGATGAATATACAGTAGCGGAGTACACTGGGGGTATTAGTATTAGAACTATAAGTAACCCTGTTGGCGGTAGTGGTACAGTTATTCAAGGTGGTTTTGAAGCAGAGATAAATGGTGCGCCACTCAG